TTTTGATTCCGATTTATTGGAATGTAAGATTTTGAACTGCGATTTCACCAACGTAATCAGCCGCATTACCGAAAGATGATGCAGTGTTAGTTAATTCGATGTAACCATAACGTGTCATAAATGATACGACTGGTTCGAATGTTGATGGATCCAATACAACTCCACTGCTCATCAATGGAATATATGGGCAATAGAATGCGGCTGCATCTGTCTCTGATGAACCTTTATAACCAACCAATACTGGTTGTGTATCAGGAGCATAGCTGTTAACGAATACACGCATAGCACCGTTCAATGTACCAACGAACTTAGTGTTAGTTGGAGCTTCGAAAGTACCTTCTGTTGTACGAGCAAAAGCTGAAGTAGTTGCAGATTGCAATACTGTCAAACTTGCTGGAGAAACAACAGCCCAGTTACCTGCGCCACGACGTGTACGTTGGGCGATCAAGTTAGCAACACGGTTGATAAGAACAGCTAAGGCAGCGTGTTCGTCACCAACGTAAGTAGCTGTACCAGATACAGTAGCTTGGTTGAATGTATATTCAGTAGATGCCAATGTCGCTAAAGACAATAGAATCTCTTGGTCAATCTCAGCAGTAATCTCTTGTGCAAGAGCTGCCATGATTTCTGCTTCAACGTCAATACCATGTTGAGACTGAGCATCTTGTGCTGCCTCAAATGTCCAACGTGCTTGCAATTTACGTGACTTAGCTTCAACAGCTTGACGCAAGATTTGAACGCTGATCTGACGACCGCCGTTACCTTCAAGAGCCGCAGTGTTGTTACCTGTGTAACCTGTTGCAGTTGCATCGTTAGATGGCTGACGTGAATATGCTTGAGCAATAGTGAATGGGCTCAACGCTTCTTGACCAGCAGTAACGCTAGTTTGAGCGGCAGAGTTGTCCACTAAGTTTTGTGCATAACGTACACGTAGTGTATGAATCTGACCCACTGGGCCAGTCATTGGCTGAACGCCAACCAATTCGTTAGCGATAACGGTTGGCATAACACGACGGATAACTGGAAGAATCACACGGTTTAATGTAGCGATGTTACCAGCTGTAGTTGTACCTACTGAAGATTCAGCAAGTAGTTGTTTCTTAGTATTTTCTAAGATAACACCCATAGTTGAGCGGCGAGTGCCCTTTAAGCCTTCTAACAGAGCTTCCTTGGTCTCGTCCCAACGGCTTTCTAATAGAACTTTTGACATTTATATTTCTCCTAATCTATGTCTTTTTAATTAAAGCCCTGCCAGACGTTTGATATCTATAACGTTGTCACGTTGTTCCATATCAACTTCTTGTTTGGCAGCTTTATCCCCGGTAACTTCACTAATCATCTTTGACTCTGCCAAGTTAGTCTTTACAGACTTCTTAGCGGTGCCAGTGTTTAGTACAGCTGGTAGATACTTATCGAAAGTAGCTTGCAGTTTACCTGTTTGCACACTCTCTAGTAAGTTCTGCATTACTGTTGCTTTTTCCTCATTAAGAGTAGAAAGTAACTCAGTCATGGTCTTCTCACGAATATTTGACTCTTTAATAATACGAACTTCACGTTCTTTTGATTCAACTAACTTTTTAGTGTTGTTGATTTGTGTAATGGATTCAGCTAATTGACGATCTTTTTCGTCTAACTTTTGCATTAGTTTTCTTGTCTCAGCTTTATCATTTAAATGAGTAACTGAGAATTCACCTGCAAAGCTTTCGAAAATACGACGACCAAAATTGTTTTCTTTTGCAACTTTGATATCTTCTTTCAATTGGCCTATTTCACCCTTTAACTGTCCTGCTACAGCAGTTGCCAACTTTCTAGCACTTTCAGCAACGAAACGTGCTTTAAGTTTTTCTAATTGTTGACGACCTTCTGCAACTAACTTGACCTTAGCTTCAACTACAGCCTGCTTATCTTGAGCGAACTCTTTGATTTCACGGGCAAGAGCATGAACAATAAATTGCTCTAGCTTTTGTTGACTTTCTTTCTGAATCATACGATCTGAACGTAGTTCTTTGATTTCTTCAGCTAGTTTAGTAACCATAAAGTCATTGAATTTTGTTGCTGATTCACGTAGTTTCATTTGTGCTTTCACACGGTCTTCGTTCATTGCTTGCTTCTCAGAGTGAAATTCTTCAATTTCTTCTGATAGGCTTTCTGTAACCATCTTGTCAAGGGCTTCTACCATCACGCTTCTGTCATGTTCATAACGTTGTGCGAATTCTTCGTGTAATTCTGCACGGACTTGCTGGCGAGCCTCATTCAATTTAGATTCCCAGGCTTCATTTAACTGAGCCCCTACATCTTCATTGATAAGTCCACTGTCAAGTAATGGCTTGATAGCATCAAACATGCTTATTCCCCTTTGTTAATTTTGAGATCCTTGATGAGGCGCATTACTTCCTCTTTCAAGTACTTCTCTACTTTCTTGTCGCCTCTTGCGTCCTTTGCAATATCCAACAACTTATGACCATGCTTCATATTCATCATGCCTTCATAGATTGCTTTAGGATAAGCATTTGGTGCGCTAGGTTGTGCAACAATATCCACAGTGACTATTTCAAAGTCACTAACTTTGCCGTTCATGTCGTCAACGTTTCCGCTGCCACGACTTGAAACGCCGAGTTTCACACCACTCTCCAACATAGTTTTAACTAATTCACCCATTGGAGTTGGTAAAATCTTTAACTTGCCGAATCCGTTAGCTCCGTCCATCCACATGCTTGTAATCATATGTGATACACGGTCTAAGTTAATCTTTAAGTCATCTGGGTGATCTACTTCACCTAATACTGAGTAACCTTCTGTGATTTGCTCATTCAGAGTTTGTACAGCGACTTCAATCTCAGCAACGGGATAAACACGCTCATTAGCGTTCTTTACCCCACCCTGAATGAAGATGCCCTTCATATAAAGGTTCTTCTTGTCGCCTTCACTGACAGATTCCACAACCATTCCGGCGCGGTCAAATGTCAAGTGCTCTTTGAGATACAAAGCCATTCTCTCAGATTCCTATTAAACTCTACGCTTAGTAGAGTTACGTGATTCTGCTACTGGACTTCTAGAATTTACACCATTGTCACCCTTTGACGGGGCCGGTGCTTTTTCTAAGTCTGCATTGTTTTGTGCTGGGCTATTTTTAAATGATCCTGCACCTTTAACACTTGCTTCACCTTTAGTATATGCATTACTTGGTCCTTTTGGACTTGTTGGAACTGTTTCACTAGCACCAGAGAATTTAACTGGTCTACTGTCCATACCAGCTTGACCGCTATTAGCGTCTACTGTACTTTTGTTTTGAACACCATTGTCACCGTGAGTTACAGAAACTTTCTTTAGTGTGATAGCTTCCATCATAGGATCTTCATCATTACCATCTTCTAAATCTTTTGTAAAGTCATCACCAGCTTCTTCTGCTTCGTCATCAAACTCAGCATCAGTTTCATCATCATCACCGGCCATGATTTCTTCAAACTCAGCCATTAACTGGTCTAGTTTATCTTCTAGGTCAACAACACGGTCTTCTAAATCTTCTTCTCCGCCCATGTCATCTTCGCCGGCTTCAATGTCGATTACTTCATCTTCATCAGAATCAAACTCTAGGTCATCATCTTCAGCTTCAGCCATACCTTCTTCTTCAACTGAAATCTCGTCTATCATTTCACCGACTTGACCGCCCATGCCTTCACCCATTTCGTCATCCATCATTCCCTCATAGATTTCGCGGCTTTTCTCAACTACGATATCGTGAAATAATGCACGTGCTTGTTCTTCGTTCTCATTGATAATCAAATCAATAAGTTGTTCAAATTTTTTGTTATCCATTGTTTGTCTCCTGAATGTAAATGGCTTTGTAGAGTTATTTAGTGGGTATCAAAAAAAACAGCACAATAAGTGCTGTTTTTTTACGTTTTTGTTTAAACTACTCATTAAACTGTCGGTGCACCTTCTGCTTTAGGTGCATATTGTTGATGTATCTTTTTTAAATAACTAACTTTTTCATAGTTACGTACATCATTCATCTTACGCAACTTACGTATTTGTTTTAATGTTAACTTTGTTTTGCGGCTTTCTTTCCATTTAGGCTGACTGTTATCAGCACTAACGTCTTGATAACCTGCTGTAGCTGGATCGAACATTTCAAATAGTTTCATATAGTTATTTATCTTATTACATTCCCGTACCGCCGGGTGCTGGCATATTCTGTCCCGGTGCCGCTTGACCTGGTTGCGGTACTTGACCGGCAGCCGCTAATGATGGATCCATTGGCATTTCTTCTGCGGCTGTAGCTTCCTCACCTGTTTGAATATCAGTCTCAATGTCACCCACTGATACACCAATACTACGTAAATCATTACCTTGTGGCTCAACTTCAATCTCCTTATCGTTTTCTTCACGCCACATTTTCTCGTTTTTATCAATTTCTTCTTCTGTTAATCCTAAGAAACGTTCCATAGCAAAACGCTTACTCATATATGGGTAAGCTTCAATTGCTGTAAATGAACTCATACGTGCTGTATCCAATTCGCTTTGACGATAGGCTGCAAAGTTTTGTGGTGGATTAAACGTTAAGTTAAACAATCCACTGTCAATGTTCAGTCCTCTCCAACGTAAGAATAACTTGAATTCTTCGTCAAGTTTTCTAACCATATAGTTCTGTAGTCGTTCGCAATATTGATTGAAACGAAACTCTTGAATCATAGCTGTACCAACACGACCATCACTCATAGGAGTAACATTATCATCCGGGCCAGTAGGTAAATAACTACTTGGAACACGTAGTCCACGTGCTAATCTATTATTGAAATAACGCAAGTCATCAATCTCACCCAAGTTCTGTCCACCGGGTAGTAAGTCAACTGAAGATCCTCTACCATCAGCAGTTACTGGGAAGAAATAATCTTCGTTCATACTTAATGGGTTATATGATGCATCAACCATACTACCACCACCATGTGTGCTTGGAATACGTCTTTGATGAATCTCATTCTTAATACGTTCAACGAATGCCATAGCCATGTGACTTGGCATGTTACCAACGTCAATCTTAAAAACTCTACGTTCTGGTGCTCGTTGAACACGATAGATTAGAACCGCGTCTTCTAGTAACTCTTTTTGCTTATAAACTTTAAAGATGTTCTCTAGTATTGACTGACCAAAAGGCCAAAAACGATCTAGACCTTCTGTTAAGCTTAGGTGAACAACGTGTTTAGAATCGATTGCGGCTTCATTAAAACCTAAACTAAATCGTGATCCAGTTGTGTTGTATGGCATACTTGGAACAGTATATCCGCCTCCTCCACCTGTGCCTCCTCCACCTGTGCCACCCATACCAGTTGCTGGATTAGCGGCAAAGTCTGTGTTTGTTTTCTGTGCTACAACTAAGTTTTCTAAGTTAATGTTCAAGTCTTTAATGACATACTGTTCAGGCTTTTTACCTTCACTTTCAT